ACCTACACTCTCGCTTAACTAAAAAGCTTGTCAAGAAAAAGTTAGTTAAGTTGCAGTCAAGCGAAGAAGATGGGCGAGTAAAGTATGTTGTCGAAGGAAGTAGGCTAAAAGAACTCGAGGAAATCTTATGAACGAAGGCGTGCAAATTTTACTCGAACGCATTAAGACACACCCCGAAGAGTTTATGAAGGGTGGGCGGTGGACATATTTGCTGTCTGAATATATGGAGTATTTGCCTGAAGAACTAAAACCTATTACCGACGAAGTGCGTAACTTAGTTAAAGACGAGTTTACTAGAGACGTTATGAAAGAATTGATAAACGGCGGTGAACAAGCAGACGATGAGTGGGTTGATAGAGTATTAGCAAATAAAGGTTTAACCACAACGGCTAAAGGTTGGGCGAGAAGTAAAATTAAAACTATATATGGACGACTGGCGTATGACGACATTAAAAAGAGTTCGTGAAATTGATGGGCACATAGTCCTACGTCCCGCTAAGTCCCACCCAAATCCCGATCACTGGGAGGCGCTACGGATATTCATTCGTGCTACCCAAGGTAACTGTTGTAAAACATGTTGGCGAAACGGCGAAGACTTTACGCTAGAACTACATCATCGACACTACAACACATGGGGTAATGAAAGCCCCAACGATGTGACGATGCTATGCCAATCTTGTCATGATGGGATTACAGAATCAATTAGAAGTAGGCGTCGTGCGCTTGGCGATCAGACGCTTAAAAAAGTTTCGAGCAGGGAGATTAAACCAAAACAATCTTCCAAACCGAAAAAGAGGAAGGTAAAAGTTCCTAAAACTGTGCGGACTAAAGAGATCGTAAGATCCCGACGTCCATAATTTAACGAAGAGGAGAGTAACATGCCAAAAGGCTATTCGCAGTATGAGGTTGAGTTAAGTGGTGATTCATTAATTATGCACAACGGACAGACGGCTGACCCCCTTAATCCGTTTAGCAAAGCTATGAAAGAAATTAGTAGCAAGCGCAAAAAGACGGACACCGACTACGAAGCTATGGCTAACATAGAGTATCGTGCAGGGTTATATCTAAACAAGAAGAACGAAGTTATTGTCCCAAGTCGGGTGCTTGAGTCTGTGCTTGTAGAAGGTGCGAAGAAAAGCAAAGAAGGTAAATTGGCATTATCGGGTATGTTTGTGGATACCGATGCAGTATTTACCTACGATGGTTCACCAATGAGTATTGATGAGTTGGTTGAGAGCGAAGACCATCGCATCTGTGTAGCGGTTCGTGTTGGTATGGCTAAGGTCATGCGCACCCGTCCGCACTTCAAAGATTGGACTGCTAAGTTCAAAGTATCTATTAATTCAGATGTAGCAAACGAAGCGCAGTTAAAGCGTTGGCTAGAAGATGCAGGTAGTTACGTTGGCATCGGCGACTGGAGACCACGTCATGGTCGTTACGAAGTTAAAAAGTTCGCAGCGGTAAAAATGCCACTCAAAAAAGTAGCATAACTTGGACATTACGCCCCGGCGAGACGAGGTGGAGTGCGGTGGGGCGTGGTCGGGTTGGGTAAGGGTTTCATGGTGGTGTTTGGTATGGCACGATGAGGCTAGGCATGGTTTGACAAGGGCTTCTTGGTTATACACGGCGGGGTTTGGTCGGGTGAGGTAAGGTTCGGTATGGGTATCGTGGTTCCCTAGGCGGGGCGAGGCGTGGTGCGGTGAAGTTGGGATCGGTAAGGTTTGGGTATCGTGGTAAATAATCAGGCGGAGTTTGGTCTGGTCAGGCAAGAAAGGGTTTGGTACGGTACGGATTTCAGGGCTCGGCGCAGTGGTGCTAGGCAGGGCAAGGTACGGTCTTGCAAGGGTTTCAAGTTGTGGCACGGCTCGGTACGCTCGGGTGCGGTGCGGTTAGGCAGGGCACGGTTTGGGTTTCACGCCCGGGCATGGCTCGGCTCGATAGGGTATAGCGGAGTGAGGTTTGGTAAGGGATTCGTGGCTCGGCTAGGCGCTGTATGGCGAAGGTCATGCAAGGTATGGTATGGATATCAAGGAGAAAAGAAATGTCAAATATATTAAGTTTTGAAGGAATAACAACATTAGATTTAGATCCCGACATGGTGTTGCAAAACAACATTGGGAAATTAGAAGGCTTTGTGCTTGTGGGGTATACGTCGGACGGTAAAGAATATACTTGCTCGACTTATGGAGATACTCCGACTATACTTTGGCTACTTGAACGTGCTAAAAAACAATTATTAGAAAGCGCAGACTACGACGATGAAGATTTTGACGATTGATTTTGAAACATATTACGACCGAGATTATTCTCTGTCTAAAATGACGACTGAAGAGTACATTAGAAGCGACTTGTTTGAGGTAATTGGTGTAGCTGTAAAAGAAGACGACGGCGAAACTGTTTGGTATGACAACAAACACATGACGGCGTCCCGCTTTGCCAAACTATACGACTGGAAGAACTGCTTAGTCCTTGCGCATAATACTCAGTTTGATGGCGCAATACTATCTTGGCGCTATGGTATTAAACCAAAAGGTTGGCTTGATACGCTATGTATGGCTCGTGCCGTTCATGGAGTAGATGCGGGCGGTAGCCTTAAAGTATTAGCCGAACGCTACATGATAGGTCAAAAAGGTACAGAAGTAATAAACGCTTTGGGCAAACGGCGCAATGATTTTACCCAGTTTGAGATTGACGCCTATGGCGAGTATTGCAGAAACGACGTGGAAATAACATACAGGTTGTTTAACATACTTATGCTACCTGGACTTGGTGGTACGTTCCCTGTAAAAGAGTTAAAGGTAATCGACACAACATTAAATATGTTTATTGATCCTGTGCTTGAGTTAAACTTACCTTTGCTCGAGCAACACTTAGAAGACACGAAGAACAAAAAGGAAGCACTACTTGAGGCATGCGTGGCAGATAAAGATACGCTAATGTCTAACGAGAAGTTTGCCGACATATTAAAGTCTTTGGGTGTAGATCCTCCCACTAAGATTAGTCTACGCACTGGCAAGGAAGCGTGGGCATTTGCCAAGACCGACGAAGCGTTCAAGGAACTGGCATCGCATCCCGACCCACGTGTTCAAGCTTTGGTTGAAGCAAGGTTGGGCAACAAGACTACGCTTGAGGAAACTCGTACGCAACGTTTTATTGACATAGCCAAGCGTGGGAAGCTACCTGTGCCAATCAAATATTACGCAGCGCACACTGGGCGGTGGGGCGGAGACGATAAAATCAATCTACAAAACTTACCTAGTCGTGGCGCTAATGCAAACAAGTTAAAGAAATCTATCTGCGCACCCGAAGGGTATGTCATTATTGACTCAGACTCATCTCAAATTGAGGCACGTACGGTTGCGTGGTTGGCAGGACAAAACGATTTAGTGGAGGCGTTTGAGAATGGAGAGGACGTATACAAAATCATGGCGTCAGCTATTTATAGCAAGGATGCTAAGGAAATTACCACGCCAGAACGATTTGTGGGAAAAACGACGATTCTCGGTGCGGGATACGGCATGGGCGGTAAAAAGTTTCAAGCTCAACTTAAAACATTCGGAGTCGATATTCCGGAGGATGAGGCGTCGCACATCATACAAATTTACCGGGCTACGTATGGGAAGATACCCGAACTATGGAGACAGGCGGGTAGATGTTTAGAAGCAATTAATTCTAAACAAGCATGCAATTTAGGTTTAGAAGGCGTTGTTGAGTTCGACCCGCATAAGGCAGGGTTTTTATTACCTAGTGGGTTATGGCAACGCTACGAAGGTATTGAAAAGGTTACGGATTCTCAGGGTAATACCCAATTCCAATATCCTACACGGCGTGGGATAGTAAAGATATATGGCGGTAAAGTAATTGAGAATATTTGTCAAGCGGTTGCCCGTTGTGTGATTGCTGAGCAAATGGTTAAAATAAGCCAACGATACAGAGTAGTTTTGACGGTGCATGATGCGGTTGCCTGTATCGCTAGGGAAGAAGAGAAAGAGGAAGCCCTCCAGTATGTTATGGAATGTATGCGTTGGAGACCAACGTGGGCTAATACTTTACCTTTAAATTGTGAAGCAAGTTACGGACATAGTTATGGAGATTGTTAATGGATTACTCGTCTTATTTATTGGAAGCAAAAAAGAACTTAAAACTATACGAAGAGGCGATGAGAGATAACAACTATAAAGAAGCGCAAGAACACGCATTAAACACGTTAGCGGAAATTAGACTATTAAACGTATTGGCAAAAGATGCAGGACAAGAAAAATAAACCACCACAACCAAACATGACGCAACAAGAAGTGGCGGAAGTGCTTGGAGTATCTAGAGCGGCGGTAGCTGATTTAGAAAAAAACGCTTTACGAAAACTTAGAATTGAGTTAAAAAAACGTGGGTATACCATGAAAGATTTTTTTGGGAGAGAGTAATGAAGAAGATTAGCGATTTAGAAACACACATTCACAATTTGTGGACAGTAAAAGAACAAGTGCGTACGTTGTTATGGCGCTATATGGATCATCCCGAAGTAATGACGGAAGATGATATGGCAAACCAACTAATTGCTATTGAGTATACCCTTGACTTATATTGCGAAAAAATATTTGACGAATATAAACAGATTGCACAACTTGATGAATATGCGACAGAAGAAGCCAAAGCATATCGAGCAAAAGTACTTAAAAAAATATATAAAAAGAAAAAAGATATTGATATAGAGGGGCGGTGCTAAATGATTTACTACATAGTTCTAGGCACAATACTATTTTTAGCAATTGTTGGACTACTTTCAGCAATCTTTTGGAAAACAAAATGACAAACAAATACACATGGTCGTACTCATCGCTTAGTTTATTTAAACAATGCCCGCACCGATACTATCGGCTAAAGGTTGCTAAAGATATTACTGAGCCCCTTGGAGAGCATTTAGTTTATGGTAACGAAGTTCATAAAGCCGCCGAAAATTACATCGGAAAAGGCACACCAATACCTGAGCAGTTTAGCTTTATGCAAGAACATCTTGACAAACTAAAAGACATCCCCGGCGAGAAATTGTGCGAAGAACGGCTAGGTCTAACCTATGATTTAAAGCCATGCACCTTTTTTGCCAAGGATGTTTGGTGGCGTGGTGTGGCTGACCTTTTGATTATCCAAGAGGATCGTGCCTATGTTATTGATTATAAAACTGGAAAGCCTAAGTTTGCAGAAACTGACCAATTAGAACTGCTTGCCTTAGCCGTATTTAAGCACTACCCGCAAGTCAAAAAAGTCAAGGCTGGGTTATTATTTGTAGTAGCCAGCGACTTCATAAAAGCTAATTTTGAGCAAGACAGTGAAGGTACTTATTGGAGCAAATGGCTAGAGGATACCAAGCGCCTAGAGGGGGCTATTGAGAACAACGTTTGGAATAAAAAGCCAAACTTTTCCTGTAAGGGTTGGTGTCCTGTGACTGACTGCGAACATAATGGGAAACAACACTAATGCCATATACAAAATCACCAAGACCTTATAAAAAAGAATACGCCTTGCAAAAGGCAAGGGGCGAACACGAAAACCGCATGGAGCGCCAACGTGCTCGTCGTGCCATTGATAAAAATGGTAAAGACGCTAACGGCAATGGCAAAGCAGACGCTCGTGAGGGCAAAGATGTAGCCCACAAAAAAGCCCTAGATAAAGGTGGTTCTAATAAACATGGTGTGTATATAACTACTGCATCCAAGAATCGGTCGTTTAAAAGAGATTCGCAGGGTAATTTAGTTTCTGAAGTAAGTAAGAAAGAACGCAAGAAAAAGGTTTGATGTTGTAGTGATGTCGTAAAGTACGGTGTGAGTGATAACGACAGGGTGCTCATAGCCCACATAACCGCATCAGTTATCGTTGCTAGTTAGTTGATCCGCCCCTTTCGTGGATGCAACTTCCCTCCTTGGGCAAAGAGATAACCGACTAACACCCGTAAGGTGTAACTCAAAACATGTGTTTTGAGTGATTTGTCGTCGGAGAAGAGAGTGCAAATAATAGAAAACAAAGCATTATTATTAAAGGTCAAAGACCCAAACAGAATCACAACAGTAATACCCAAAAGCAAACTACTAGATTCAGGAGAAGTGCTTGTCAAGTGGGGTATAGAAGAAGCACAAGTTCTTAAGAATTTAAAACTAAAGAACGTGCCGTCTCCCATTACGGCTACGTACGAGTGGCCCGGGTTGTATAGACCGTTTGACCACCAAAAGGACACGGCGTCCTTTCTAACCCTGCATCGTAGAGCGTATTGTTTTAACGAACAAGGTACAGGCAAAACAGGTAGCGTAATTTGGGCTGCGGATTATTTAATGAACATCGGTGTTATTAAACGTGTTCTTGTTCTATGCCCGCTATCCATTATGCAATCTGCTTGGCAAGATGATTTATTCAAGTTTGCCATGCACCGCACCTGCTCAATAGCACATAGTTACTCAAGAGAGAAAAGAATACAAGCCGTTAATAGCGGATCTGATTTTGTTATCTGTAACTTTGATGGGCTCAATATCATAAAAGAAGCCGTAGAGAAGGGAGGGTTTGACCTAATTGTGGTAGACGAAGCAAATGCGTATAAAACAGTATCGACTACAAGATGGAAGATATTGAACTCTATTGTTAAACCTAACACATGGCTATGGATGCTAACAGGAACTCCCGCATCCCAGTCCCCTACAGACGCATATGGATTAGCCAAACTAGTAAACCCTAGCGGAGTCCCGCGTTTCTTTGGTTCGTTCCGAGATACTGTAATGCACAAGATTACACAGTTTAAGTGGGTTCCAAAACCAAACTCAGAAAAGATAGTTCACGATATATTGCAACCCGCAATACGGTTTACAAAAGAAGAATGTCTAGACTTACCTGAAATGACGTATGTAACTAGGGAAGTTCCGTTAACGCCACAGCAGACAAAGTATTACGAAATCATTCGTAAAAACATGATTGCACTTGCCGCCGGAGAACAAATCACAACAGTTAACGCCGCCGCCAATTTAAATAAGTTGTTGCAGTTATCGTGCGGTGCAGTATATTCCGACACTGGCGAAATTGTAGAGTTTGATGCTTCTACACGGATTGGCGCACTCAAAGAAGTTGTTGAAGAAGCTAGCCATAAAGTTTTGGTATTTGTAGCATACCGTCATGCTATTGAGATTGTCACTGAGGAACTACGCAAAGCAGGTGTGTCTTGCGAAGTCATATCTGGAGATGTAAGTCCCGGAAATAGAACAGAAATTTTTAAAAACTTTCAGACAAAAGATAACCCTAAAGTTCTTGTAATACAACCACAAGCTGCGGCGCATGGAGTTACGCTAACTGAAGCAAACGTAGTGGTATGGTTTTCCCCTATTACGTCTGTAGAAACGTATCTACAAGCTAACGCCCGAGTGCATAGAGCAGGGCAACGTAATCCTTCAACAGTTGTGCATCTACAAGGCTCACCAGTTGAAAAGAGAATGTACAAGATGTTGCAATCTAAGATAGATATTCACACACAGATGATTGATCTCTACAAAAATATTTTAGAGGAGGGTACTTGACAAAGTCAAATATTGGTATTAAATTATAGATATAACGATATGGAGAAGAGTATGGAAAATATTACTGCTGATAAGCTAGTGAAGACGTATATCAAGATTCGTGATAAACGTGCTGAAATTAAAAAGCAAGACGATGATCTTGAAGAGCAACAAAAAATAATCGAAGGCGAACTGTTAGAAATATGCAAAGCAACAGGCGCAGAAAGTTTGCGCACTGAGTTTGGCACAGTGTCCCGCAAGATTAGTAAAAGATATTGGACGAGCGATTGGAGTTCGTTCTATGATTTTCTTAAGAAGCATGATGCAGTTGATCTATTAGAAAAGCGTATAGCTCAATCAACGATGTCTGCATTCCTTGAGGAAAACCCCGAGTTATTACCCCCGGGGCTACAGGTTGACCGTCAGTTCACTGCGGTTATTCGTCGTAAATAAATGGAGAAGATAATGAGCAAAGAACTTGCTATGTTAGATGGAGGGTTGCCCGCACACCTTAAGATTGCGGAACTTGACGATACCACTAAAGCTTTGATGGGCGATACTGGCGGTGGAAGCAAGCGTATTTCTATTGAGGGCGGTGTATGGCGCTTATTGATTAACGGCAAAGAAGTTGCCATTAAAGAAGAGCGTTCACTAAACGTTGTAATTGTTGCGGCATCCTCAAAGGTATCTCGCACATACTACGCCGGTGTTTATAAGAAAGGTCAGTCAGGACCTCCTGATTGTTGGTCTCCTAACGGCGACTTCCCTGACAATAGCATCGCCGAGCCACAAGCAAAAAGTTGTGCTACTTGCCCACAAAATATCAAAGGTTCAGGACAAGGCGAAAGCCGTGCTTGCCGATACAGCCAACGTATTGCAGTTGTGCTAGATAACGATATTGGTGGCGACGTGTTCCAATTAACTCTGCCCGCTACGTCTATCTTTGGCGAAGGCGAAGCAGGTAAATGGCCTCTGCAAATGTACGCAAAGATGATTGGCGCTAAGAGCGTTCCAATTACTGCGGTTGTAACTGAGATGCGATTTGATACTGCATCCTCTACACCTAAGATTACATTTAAGCCAGTACGTTTCTTAGAGTCTAACGAGATTGCCGTAGCAATCGAGCAAGGCAAGAGCGAGTCAGCTATGCGTGCA